GACATGTCGGGCGTCACCCAATCCACCCAGACCGCCGGCAGCTACAGCGAAAGCCTGAGCTACTCCAACCCCGCCGGCGACCTCTACCTCACCACGAGCGAGAAGGAAGCCTTGGGCGGCGACGGCGAGGCATGGGCCTACGACATGGCCGGAGGCGCGGCATGAGAGGCGAGACCATCACCCTCATCCACCGCGTCAAAGCCGGCGAGGACCCCGGCGGCGGAATCATCTGGAACACCCGCGAGGAACAGGTGGACGACGTGCTCATACAGGACGGCTCCCAGTCGAACCTCACCGACAACACCCGCCCCGACGGCATCCGCACCGCCAAAACCATCCACATGCCCCGCGCATGGCCCTACCGGAGCCTGCGCGGAGCCAAAGCACGCATCGACGGCGTCGAATACACCGTGATCGGCGACCCCCGCCCCTACACGGGCGGCATGACCCCGACCCGATGGAACCTCACCGTCGAACTCGCCGACACCAGAGGATAGGAGAGCAACGCATGGCAAAGGTCAAACTCAACCTCGCCGGCTTCCGCGCGGTACGCCAATCCGCACCCATCCAGCAGACCATCGACCAACAGGCCGCGCTCATCGCCGCCCGTGCCAACAGCATGGCACAGGTCGAAGGCGCGACCTACGAGGCCGCAACCCATGTCAGCACCCCCAAAGGCAGCGTCGCGCTCGCCACGACCGGGCACGGCTCCGAAGGCAACGTGAAGGCGATGGAGGACAACGCGAAACACAACACGCTGCTCAAGGCGGTGAAACAGCAATGAGCCTCAACCTCGAAAAAACAGTCAAGGACTGGATCGACGCCGACCCCGACGGCGACGGGCTGACCGCATACCTCGAAGTGCCCGCCGACCGGCCCAAACGGCTCGTCACCATCGAGCGCGTCGGCGGCAGCGAACTCGAATACAGCAGCCACCCCATCCTCGCCGTGCAGGTATGGGCGGAAAGCCGATGGCAGGCCGCCCAGCTCGCCACGAGCCAAGTGCTGCCCCGACTGCTCGATCTCGACCTGCTCGACCCCATCGCCGCCGTCAGCGTGGAAAGCGTCGCCGACTTCCCCGACCCCGGCCCGCCGCCCCAACCCCGATACCAGATCACCATCCAGCTCGACGCCGCCACCCAATAAGACGACGCCGCACCATCCGAAAGGCACCATCATGGCCGAAACCAACCACAACAACAAGAAAAACGTCAGCCTCGGCAAGCCCAAGAAGACCGGCTGCCTCTACTACGCGCCCGCAGGAACCACACCGCCCTCCGACGCGACCACCGCGCTGCCGGCCGCATACACCTGCGTCGGCTACCTGTCGGAGGACGGCGTCACCAACGCCACCGACACCGACACCACCGACATCAACGAGATGGGCGGCATCAAGGTGCTGTCCGAGATCAGCGGCTACGGCGAGACGTGGCAGTTCAACATGATCGAAACCAACGAAGCCAGCCTCAAACTGCGTTTCGGCACCACGAACGTCACCGGCACCGCAGACAAGCTCACCGTCTACCACGCCATCCCGTCCGGCGAAAGCCTCGTGCTCGTGTTCGAGATCGCCATGACCGGCAAACGCGTCAAGCGCATCGTCGTCGCCGACGGCACCATCACCGAATTCGACGACACCACCTACAGCGCCGGCGACGCCATCGGCTACGGCGTGACCATGAGCGCCAACCCGAGCGACCTCATCAACGGAGCCACCAGCGTCGAATACATCGCCAACGTCACCGCCGCCTCGCTCGGCAAGTGATCCCACCCAGCGCCCGCCGTCCGGCGGGCGCACCCCCTCTGAAAGGACACGCATATGGCAGCCAAGCAGCCGCAGGACCACAAAACCACGAAAAACCAGCCCAAGACCGTCGAGGCCATGGGCGTCACCGTCACCGTCGGCCCCGCTATCTTCGACGACCTCGACATGGTCGAATACCTCTACGACCTCCAGACCGCCCAGACCGGAGACGGCTCCGGCGCGTTCGCCATCGTCCCCTTCCTCAAGAAGCTCTGCGGCCCCCAGTACACGGCCATGAAGGACGCATTGCGCGACCCCGACACCGGGCGCGTGAGCATCGACAAGGTCAGCGAATTCATCGCCCAGCTCCTCGAACAGGTCGCCCCAAACTCCTGACGCTCATAGGAATGCTCGCCACGGCACCCGACGCGCTCGAAGCGGACTTCCAGCGTTTCTATGGGCTTAACACCGACCTCATATGGACTGGCGAACTGCCCGCCAACCGGGCGGCCGCACTGGCCGCCAACCTCCCCCGCCAGTCCATCATCTGGCAAAAACTCAACCCGCGCCTCGCATGGGACGACCAAACCTACCTCCTCGCCGACATCCGCGACAGCCTCGCGTTCCTCGCCTGGACGAAAACCAAGGAAGCCTCACGCAAGGGCGCGCGCTGGCGCGGACAACTCCAACGCCCCGGCACCGTCCGGCATGAAGCCACGGGCGGCGAGGTCATGGCGATGGACGACGAACAACTAGCCGCATACCTGGCCGCACCGCGCACCACCATCAGGGAGGCATAGCATGGCAATCGAGATCGCCACCGCGTTCGTACAGATCGTGCCCAGCATGAAGGGCGTCGGCAAGGCCATCGAATCGGCGTTCGGCAGCGCATCGGAAACCGCTGGCAACACCGCCGGCATCAAAGCCGGCAACGGCTTCGCCGGCGGCTTCGGCGCGAAACTCGGCGTCATCACCGGCATCGCGCAAAGCGTCGCGGGCAAGGCCATCGAAGCGTTCATGGGCCTGTCCGGCGAGATCACCAGCGCATCCGACAGCGCCCAGAAGTTCGCCAGCACCCTGAACTTCGCCGGCGTCAGCGAACAGCAGATCAAACGACTCACCGCCAGCACGCAGGACTACGCCGACAAGACCGTCTACGACCTCAACGACATCCGCAACACCACCGCGCAGCTCGCCGCCAACGGCGTGCCCAACTACGACCGGCTCGCCGAAGCCGCAGGCAACCTCAACGCCGTCGCCGGCGGATCGGCCGACACCTTCAAAAGCGTGGCGATGGTACTGACCCAGACCGCCGGCCAAGGAAAACTCACGACCGAGAACTGGAACCAGCTCTCGGACGCGATCCCCGGCGCAAGCGGCAAAATCCAACAGGCGCTCAAGGAAGCCGGAGCCTACACCGGCAACTTCCGCGACGCCATGGCCGACGGGCAGATCACCGCACAGGAATTCAACGACGCGATCATGTCCCTGGGCTTCACCGACGCCGCCGTGGAAGCCGCCACCAGCGCCAGCACCATCGAGGGAGCCACCGGCAACCTCGAAGCCGCGTTCGTCAAGCTCGGCGCGAGCGTGCTCGACACCGCCAAACCCGCCATCACCGGCGGCATGAGCTGGATCGCCGACGGCGTCACCAACGCCGTGCCCGTCGTCCAGGCAGGCATCGAAGGGCTCATCGGCTGGTTCCAGCGCCTCTACTCCAAACTGGAGGAAAACGACGCGATCACCGCGTTCAAGAGCGCATGGGACACCATCAGGGACGCGATCATGGGCGTCGTCAACATGGTCATCGACTGGGCGCACATGATCCCTCCCGACGGCCTCGCCAACGGCATCAAACTCGTCGCCGACACGCTCAACTGGTTCATCCAGCACGGCAAGGAACTCGCGCCCATCATCATCGGCATCGGCACAGCGTTCGCCGCAGTCAAGGGCTATCAGGCGCTCAACAGCGGCCTACAGGCACTCACCGGCACCATGAACACGGTGACGACCGCAGCCAAGGGCATCAGCAACGGCATCATGCTCATGATGGACTTGGGCGGCCCGATTCAAATGCTCAAACAGATGGGCTCCAGCCTCAGCCTCGTCAAGACGGCTCAGACCGCGTGGAGCGCCGCCACCAAAATGGCGACCGCCGTGCAGGGCGCGTTCAACGCCGTCATAGCCGCCAACCCCATCGGCGCTATCGCCGTCGCCATCGCGGCCGTCGTGGCCACGCTCGTCTGGTTCTTCACCCAGACCGAGGTAGGCCGCAAGGCATGGGCCGCGTTCACCTCATGGCTCACGGACACGTGGAACACGATCGTCGCCACCGCGCAAGACCTATGGAACGGGCTCGGCGAATTCCTCGCCAACCTATGGGCCACGATCACAGGTACCGTGCAATCCGCATGGGACGGCATCGCCGGCTTCTTCACGGGCCTATGGCAGACGATCAGCGGCGGCGTCACCGGCGCATGGACGTCGATCACCACGTTCCTGTCCGGCGTGTGGACCGGCATCAGCACGACCGCCACGACGATCTTCACCGGGATACGAGACTTCATCGTCAACGTGTTCACCGTCATCGGCGCGCTCATCGTCGCACCCTTGCAGGCGATCCAGAACGGCATCAACACCGTGTTCGGCTGGATACTCTCGTTCATCACCCAGCAGATGAACAGCACGAACACCGTGTGGAGCACCATCTGGACGGCGATCTACAACGTCGTCTCCACGATCTTCACGCTCATCAGCGGCTACATCTCGACCGCGGTGAACGCGATCCGCACCGTCATCGCCGTGTTCCTCAGCCTCCTCAAGGGAGACTGGCAGGGCGCATGGGACGCGATCAAATCGTTCTTCACGACCACATGGGACGGCATCAAAGCGTTCCTGTCGAACATCCTTGACGGAATCAAGGCCGTCTGGACCACCGTATGGACCGCCATCAGCACGTTCTTCACCGACGTGTGGAACAAGATCGTCGCGTTCTTCATGCCGATCATCAACGGCATCAGGACCACGATCGGCACCGTCCTCAACGCGATCCAGAGCGTGTGGACGAGCATCTGGAACGCGGTCAGGTCCGTCGCGTCCACCATCTGGAACGCGATCAGCGGCGTGGTGTCCACATGCATCCAGAATGTGAGCAACACCATCTCGACCGTCCTGAACGCCATCAGCGGCGTGTGGACGAGCGTATGGAACTCGGTCAGCTCGTACCTGTCGAACATCTGGCACGGGATCACGTCGGCCGTGTCCAACGGCATCCAATCCGTGTCGAACACGGTCGGCCGCATCCGCGACACCGTGCTCGGCGCGGTCAGCGGCGCGGGCCGATGGCTGTACGACACGGGCCGTCAGGTCATCCAAGGCCTCATCAACGGCATCGGCGGCGCGTTCCAGTGGGTCAGGAACACGATCAGCAACCTCGGCAGCAGCCTCGTCGGCTGGGCCAAGAGCGTGCTCGGCATCCACAGCCCGTCACGCATCTTCCGCGACGAGGTCGGCAAATGGATACCCGCCGGCATGGCCCAGGGCATCGACAAGGCCAGCGGCCTCGTCGAGGACAGCATCGACGGTCTGACCGACATGATCCCCACCGTGAGCCTGAAGACCGACACCAGCATGCTCGAAACCCCATACGCCTACCAGACCCGCATCACGGGCGGCCGGATGGCCTACACGATCGACAGCAGCCAAGGCGAATACGCGACCAAACAGGACATCATCGACGCCATCGATCAGGCGCTCAGCAGCGGCATCACGCTCAACCTGTCCGACCGAGGCGGCGAGGTCATGGCCGGCAAGCTCGCCAAACCCATGAGCTACGAACTCAACTACCTCGCCATGAGAGGCCGTTAAAACCAGAGAGGACAGCATCATGCTCTACCAGCGACGCATGCGCCTGCCGCATGTCGAAGACCCCACGCTCAACGGCGTCCCGCTGGAACGCATGATGCTGTCCCTATCCTCCGACGGCGTGACCATCGACGCCGCCAAATCGACCTTGAGCATGCAGGACATGCCCGGCCGCGACGGCCGGCTCGACCTGACCCTCACCGACCCGACCGGGGCAGCGTACATGGGCGACCGCGCCATCACGCTCAGCCTGTACGCCATCGGCGGCGAAGACGACATCCTCGCCGCCAAAACCCGGCTCGCCGCCCTAGCCGGCACCATAGTCTCACTCTCATGGCGCAGCCTGCCCGGCGAATACCAAGGCCGCATGAGCCTCGGCGCGTGGGAAGACAAATGGGCCGGCGACCACCAGATCGCCACCCTCGTGCAAGCCGAGATCGACGCCCACCCCTACCTGGTCGGCCGCAGCCGATCCATCGCGCTCAAAACGGACGCGAACACGATCCACGTCAAAGGCAACCGGCCATGCTGGCCCACATGGACGCTCACCCCCGCCGCCGACGCCAAGACCGTCAGCATCAAGGACGCGCACGGCCACAAACTCGCCGTCACGTCCACCACCGCCATCACCGGACGCATCTCCATCGACACCGACCCCGACCACCGGGAGCTGCGCGTCAACGGCAACCTCATGACACCCACACTCGAATCCGACTACTTCCCACTATTGCCCGGCCTGAACACGCTCACACTCACCGGAGCCACCGCCGCCAGTCTCGCGTACAGGCCACTCACACTCATCTAGGAGCACACTCATGCGATACATGATCTTCGACCGCTGGGGCAACCCGCTCGGCGACCTGCCCTACGCCATCAAGGCCATCCGCACGAGAGCCACCGACGGCGCCGACACCCTCGACATCACCACCATCGGCGAGATCAACAAGGACGAACGCATCGTGTTCAAGGACTCGTTGAACCGTTGGGCGGAATACCTGTGCCAGTCCACCCAGACCGCCCGCGCCGCAGGCATGCCCGTCACCGTCGCCTACTGCACCGGCAGCATCGCGGAACTCTCGCGCACGTACATCGAGGACAAACGCAACCGCAAGGCGAACGCCAAAGCCTGCCTGACCAAAGCCCTCGAAGGCACCCGGTGGGCGGTCGGCACAGTCGAGACCGGCACCATCACCGGCACGGCGGACCTCGCATTCTACCACTGCACCGTCCTCGACGCCGTCCAGAAGACCGCCGACACCTACGGGCTCGAAGTCCAGACCGAATACCAGCCCGACCCGACCGGCAACCAGATCGGCCGGCGCATCATCCACCTCGTCGAACACCGGGGCTCCACCAACACCACGAAACGCTTCGAATACGGCAAGGACCTCACCCAAATCAAACGCGACATCGACAGCGGCGACGTCATCACCCGCCTCTACGGGTGGGGCAAAGGCATCGAACAAACCAATGACCAAGGCGAGGCCACCGGCGGATACAGCCGCAAGATCAGCTTCGCCGACGTCAACGACGGCAAACCCTACGTCCAAGACGACCAAGCGCTCGCCAACTGGGGCATACCCGGCCCCGACGGCACCAAACACCACAGCGAGGCAAGCGTGGACTTCCCCGACTGCGAAGACCCCAAGGAACTCCTCACCCTCACCAAAAACGCGCTCAAGACCCGCACCACGCCCGTCGTCTCCTACACGGCCGACGTGACCGCCCTCGGACAAGCCGGCCTCAGCGCGGAAGGCACGGACGTCGGCGACGGCGTGCAGATCATCGACACCAGCTTCACCACACCATTGCGCCTCGAAGGCCGCATCCTCCAGATCGAGGAAGACCTGGCCGGCAGCCTCGCCGACACCAAGATCACCCTCGGCAACATCCGGCAATCCTACACGCGGCGCCTCGCCGCCCAACAGCAGGCCTTGGACAAGCTCGTCTCCAACTCCGGCGCATGGAACAGCGCCGCCGGCGGCGCCGGCCCGTACATGAAGGACCTCATCGACCGGATCAACCAGATCATGAACGCCACCGGCGGCTACACGTACCTCAAACCCGGCCAGGGCATCTACGTGTACGACAAGCCCGAAGACCAGAACCCCACCCAATGCATCCACATCGGAGGCGGATACTGGCGCATCGCCAACAGCAAGAAGGCGAACGGAGACTGGGACTTCCGCGCGCTCGCCGACGGCAACGGCATCTACGCCAACGCCATATACACAGGCAAGCTCTCCGATGCCGCCGGCCACAACCAATGGAACCTCGACACCGGAGAACTCGCCACCCGGGGCATGACCGCCACCAGCATCACCGCCGAAGGAACCTTCGCGTGCGGCAGCAAGGACTGGTACGGCATCGAGCTCAACAGCATCGGACAGCTCGCCGGCTACCGCAAGGGCAAGAAGGTCGGCTACATCGACTACTCGGGCGGCATGTACGAGGTATCCAACCCGTCGAAGGTCTACTACGGGCTCCAACTGCAAGGCGGATGCCTGCGCATCAGCACGCCCATCCTGTCCGTCGCCAAGACCACCGACACCCACGTCACCACCACACACGCCTACAACGGCAAACACCACTACATCTCCAAAATCACATCCTCCTCGGACGGCACCATCACCTGGTTCCAATCAACGACCGAGTACATCAACGGATTCTGCATCAACTGAAAGGACACCCATGCCAAGGATCACCAGATACTGGGCGCACGACCCCATCGGC